ATTTCCATAGTTAAAAACTTCCGACGTTTTTAAGTTTGAAAGATATTTTATTACCGGGTCTAACTCTTCCTCAGTAAAAAAATCATCAATGATTCCCGACTCACCAATCGCTGTCATCACCATCGTCATCATATTCTTCGTCGTCGGCAGAATATTCTTTAAGAGCACGTTTAAGTGTATTGTCTGCCCCGCCAAAGTTAGCAAGTTCTTCATCGCTTAACATATCAACCATAACACTCATTAAGTTGTCAGCGGCTTCTTGGCGATCTTTTTGTGGGATATACTGTTTTAAAATAGTATATGATTCGATTAAAACTTCTACGTCCATACTCATTGCTTGTTTTCCTTATTACCAAAAGTTAAATTGTTTGTATGCGAGTTAAACCAATCCCTAACGTCCGCATACGGTTTGTCAAATCTAATAGAAAATGTATATCTTTGACCTATGTTACTTATGCCGTGTTTTACCTTGGCATTTACTAACCATGCTGTATTAGGTGTACTAGGATACTGCTCTGTAATTTTACCATCATCTATCCAAGTGTATGCACATGGATCCTCGCATTGTATAACATAATTCAATGCCGAACGATCTTTTTTATCTATGTGTGCAGAAACCTCTCCTTGCATTGATCCTACCCAATAATCAGTAGGACCTATTTCTTTTAGTACTTCCAATAGTTCTGGTAGCCAAGGCATAGTTTTATCAACAATACCTTCCCGTCCCATTGTCCAATCAGGATTTACATTATGCCTAGACAATACACCAAAGTTTCCCAACCGATGGTTTTCTTGGTAACCAACATCTTGAGTGGTAACAGATTTAAGATCTTTTATCTCTGATGCCCGGTTGATTTTTTCTAACTTATGCATTGCCGCAATAGTGTCAGCCCAATCGTGATTAATAACCAACGGAATCTGCTGACAATAAATCATGCTATAAGTTCCTGTATTTTAGCATAAACTAACCGATTACCTTCTTCACTGTAGTGATTTATTAATCCTGGCTGGGTATTTAACAAATCAGCAAAGTCCAATACATATTTTTCTGTAGCCACTTGATCGGCGAAAGTTGCAAGTGTAATAACTTTCTTATCTGATAGCATTGTGTTTATCTTTTCTCTAAACAACCAATAGCTATCTTCAAAGAACTCGTCATCATAATGATATCTATAAAACTCTCGTGCCGCATGTAGTCGTCGATTGAATATATTTTTTAATCGACTAGCGTGATACACAATATCTGAATAGATTAAGTCGGCATTTTTATGTAAGATATCATCGCTGTGCATTGGGTGCCGTCTAGTAGGTACACGCAATGGACTTGTATGCGCTACTATAACTACATCAAATACTGTTAAATCTTCAACTGACCGTAACTGCTGATATATTCTATACTCGCTAACTCCTGCTTGTGCAAGGTTAGTTACTTGGTGTTGTTGTGCCAACAGATTGGGCCAGCCTAAATAGTCTGTGTATTTAGTTGACCAATCTGCGGCAAAACTATCGCCGATAATAAGAATATTACTCAGCTTCTACTTCCTTTTTAGACTTCTTAGTAATAGGAGTTTCAGTAGTGACAGTATCAACTTCAACGATCTCGCCAGTTTCTTCAGCCACTACTGCGGCTTTTTGGTGTGGATTAGCAGTATAGTCTGCCATAACTTTATCTAAACATTCATCTTCATTACGTTCCCAAGCCTTGCGGAACTTCTTAATGATTTCGCCTGTAGCCAATGTGTAGACTAAGCTATTGCCTTCTTTCTTAAGCAAGTCTTTGCCTTCAAACATATCAACTAAACCAGAGTAAGGGTTCATACCTGTTTCATAAGGAATCTTAACCTGTACTGACTCAAACGGTTTAGCGTAACGAGTTTTCATAATCTTACAAGCGGCACGAATACCATTTACTTCTGATACTTTGTTACCATCTTCATCTTCTTTTAGTTTTAACTTACGCATAGCTACAACGATAGAGGAAGCGTAGATAAAACCCTGTCCACCGCTGATCTTGTCATCAGGATCAAACATGTCCTGTGATGCGTATGTGTGTGCTGTAGTTACTAAGCCAATGTTTAAGTTACCAAACATGTTTACACAGTTACGAACTAATGCGGCAAGTGCTTTAGGCTTACGACCCATGTCACCTTTCATGTCGCCTGCTTCGAACTGGTTAACGTCTGTAGGTGTAAGTAACATACCTAATGAGTCAACTACAAATAGGACCTTAGGACGTTCTGCTTCGGGAATAACTTTGTATTCTTTAACAAACTCTGAGATCATTTTAGCTACATCGTCAATCATAGCCATGTTTAACTTTAGAAGTTTATCTTCGCTAGTGTCTACACCTAAGTCATGTAACCACTTTTCATCAAGTGCGTTTTCTGTATCAATAAGAATAACATAAATGCCTTGCTTCTGTGCATTGGCCACTAAGTTGCCAGAACAAATAAATGATTTACCTGCGCCAGATTCACCAGCAAACACAGTAACCTTACCTAGTGGTACGCCTTTGTTAAACTCGCCACTAATAAGATAGTTTAGTGCATAGTTGTTAGTTGAGATCCAGTCTGTCGGATCTTGAAAGCCAACGCTAATACCGTCGATACTTTTTGTAATACTTTTACGAAATTTTGATACGTCAAATGGTTTAGTTGCCATGATAGTTTCCTTATTGATTGACTGCTGTTATTTTAACACTCTTTTTGAAAAACGTCAACTGGGACGTTCCTCTTTATTAAATCTAAAAAGTCTTTTTGACTTTCGGCTTTTGGTGCACAGAACCCACAACGACAAATGTTTTTCTTACATTTAATAATGGGCATTGTGCCAGTTTCTAGTTGAGTCTTTAGCGTACTTATAATCTTTTGTGCATCGTTAATATTTCCTAACGGTTCTACATTGCCTGTTGTACTCATGAGACAATCTTTGTTAGTATATACCGCACCGTCAAGTTGACGTACAAATAAAAAGAACCAGTTTACGCTACAACTCCAACCTTCGAACCCCTGTTTTGGTACGAATCCTACATTGGATTTTAAGTCGCCGTTTAGACTAAGTCTACGTCCGCCACAGCAACTACGTCCTTCTCGGATTGCCTGTACCCGATCTTTAACTACTACTTCGGGTACCATCCAATATGTTTTAAGTTTGGAATACTGTTCGCCTGTGTATTGCCATTCTGGTTGTTGATTGTCTAATGGCTTTACTACGTGACGTATATTGTGTTCCTGACAAAAGGCCACAATAGTTTCTGCATCTGCAAAGTATTCCTCACGATTGTGCATCATTACAACACACTTAAATCGTTTGTTCTGTTCTTTAAGATACTGAATATTGTCTAGGTATTGCTGTTTTTGTTTATCGTAGTTTTCTGTATGATAGCTTACTGTAAACTCATCTATTAGCGGAACAATACGAGCCCACTGATTCTGGCCCACTACTCCATTGGTAGTACAAGTTACAGTTAAGTACCACGAGTCTTGATATGGTTTGTAACGATTTCTTACTTCTTCTAAGATTGTAACAATATCCGGATGGAATAAACTTTCTCCACCATAGACATTTAATACTACTTTACGCTGTGACTCTTTCTTATGCCGCATGTATTGATCTACATACTCATACATAAAATCAATAGTCTTTAAACATTCTTCTAAACTTGGATGCCGAGTTGAGTTGTCGTGTCCACCTTCTAAGCCCGTAGGACAATAGGAACAGTCTAAGTTACACAACTTAGTTAGTTCCCAGTCTAATAAAAAACTTGGTACGTTAGTAGGGTCTAGAGCAAGACCGATTGAGTTTATTTGATTCATAAGCAAGAAGTGGGGACCGAAGCCCCCACACCCTAATCAGGAAAGATTATTGCTTCTGACGATTACGAATCATTGCCAAGATATCTTCAGCTTTTTGGCTAGAAGGTTTGGCAGCTTCTACTGGAGCAGTAGGAGTTGGTACTTCGTCTGGTTCATCATCGCCAACAAATGGACTAGCTGTTGCAGGAGCCGTAGCCACCGGAGCCGGTGCATCTGTAGATTCTGCTTTAGGAGCCGCATTAGGAGCATCTACACCATATGGCTTGTAGTAAGCACCCCAACGCTCTACGTCGTATGGTTGACCATCAACTGATGCTTCAAACATTTCCTTAATAACTTTAAGGTCTGCTTCAGTTGGTTGTTTTGGCAAGAAGTCTGACAAGTTAAACAAACCATGCTCATCAATAGCCGCTTGTTCTTCTGCTGTTAATGCTGACTCTTTGCGTGACCACTTACTTGTTGAGTAGTCTGCATAGCCGCCTTTACTTGTTTTAACGATCTGGAAATCCAAACCACGTTGCAAGTCTGTTGGCAACTCTTCCATTTCTGGATCCATTAGGGCCGCTTTAATAATATTAAAGATTTGTGGGCTAATAGTAAAGCGACGGATTGGATTAGCTGGAGCCTTGTCATCTGACAATGCGTTCTCACGAACAAAGCCTTGGAAAATGTAAGACTTCTTTTTCCAATACTTACGACCCATTTCCTCTAGGGAAGGATCTTTAAACCAAGGACGTACCTCAGCTAGGATTGGACATGCCGCGCCATACATTTCCATGCATGGAACTTGTACTACAACTGGCTTACTGTCTGCTTGGCCTTTAACGCCTGCAAATGGTAAACGAATCATTGCACGTTCTGCCCAAAAGAATGAATTTTTTGTGTTACCGTCTGGTAGGAAGCGAACGCGAGCTGTTGAGCCTTCTGCGATGTTCCAGTGTGGATAGATAGCGTTGTCGCCACCTTGTTGTGATTTGCCGCCTTTGTTGCCTTCTGATGCTTGTAACTTTGCACGAATTTCTGCTAATGTTGTTGCCATGATTAATTTCCTTTATAAGATGGTCTTAATGTACTACTTGCCTAGATATACTCTAGCACCCTGCTAGTGTATAACAAATATATTTAGCTTGTCAAACGATATTTTAGAATATTATTGCCGAACGCAATAATCTTGGTAAAGTTGGATATTTTGGCTAGCTAAACGATAAAGCTCTGCTACTTCTTCTGCTCTACTTGGACTATTATATAACTTTTGTAGTGCTGTTGTCAACTGTTTTATACGATCATAGGGATTCTGGGCAAGATCATAACTTTCATCTAAAACTGAACCAAATGTTTGAAATCCCATATCACGCAATCGTTGTAAGCTACCTTGTCCATTGACTAGTACAAAGGGTTTACCTGTAGCTAAACAGTTAGCAGTCTTTTCAGTGAACCAAAAGTTACTAATAGCATCAGTTTCGCTTACTACTTCTATCAGGTACTGATTCCAAACATTACCATATGCACGGCA